GCAATTGACCAAGCTGGACGCCGCATTGGAGCAGGAATATGCAGCAAAAGCAAAAGCTGCATTGCTGGAATCCGGTCGTGATTTTGGTACCGCTCACATCAATGACGGTCCATTGCGCATCAAGTTTGATCTTCCAAAAAAAGTCACATGGGATCAAAAGCAACTCGGCGACATCGCTGAGCGTGTGGCTGCATCTGGTGACCAGGTCAAAAGCTATATCGACATCAAGCTGTCGGTGTCCGAGTCCCGTTACACCAACTGGCCACCGGCGTTGCAGCAGCAGTTTGCCGCTGCGCGCACCGTGGACGCTGGCAAACCGTCCTTCACGTTGACCCTTGACGAGGAGGTGCAGTGATGGAGCAGTTGAAATTTCACCCTGTCAGTGAGATTTTCCCGAGCATGCCACCGGCTGAATTCGATGCGCTGGTGGCCGACATCACGGCCAACGGTCTGCGCGAGCCGATCCACATCATGGGAGACAGCGTCATTGATGGTCGTCACCGGTACCGCGCCTGCTTGCAGGCAGGTGTTGAGCCACAGTTCGTCGTGGTGCCGGACGGGACTGACTTGAACGCCTTGGTCATTAGTCTGAACCTGCGTCGGCGGCACCTCGATGAGAGCCAGCGCGCAATGGTGGCTGCACGCTTGGCCAATTTACCACTTGGTTCAAATCAGCATGCGCAAATTTGCGCACCCTCGCAGGACAGTGCCGCAGAAATGCTCAATGTGAGTCGACGCACGGTGCAACACGCCCGTGCTGTTCTTGAGCATGGCGCGCCAGAGCTTGCAACAGCTGTTGACACTGGTGTCATTGCGGTTTCCAGCGCAGCGGCTTTGAGCCGTCTTACCGTGGACGCACAGCAGGCAGTGCTATCTCGCACGCCCCAGGAGATTCGCGCCATTGCACAAGATGTGGGCAACCGCATCCAAAGCGCTGGCGTGGTCGGCCAGTCTGCTGTGCGCATCTTCGATGAGGTTGCCCAGGAGGCTGGACTTGATGGTGCGCAGAAACTCGCAGTAGTTCAAGTCCTCAAGGATCAGGCAACTCCGCTGCCAACGCCGATGGAGGCAAAGCGCATCGCGTCTGAGGGTGCCAAAGGTCTGCTGGTACTCGGCAGTGATGGCTGCTATCACACAGCGCCCGGCGACCCCGATGAAAACGCTCGTATGCAGCAGTGGCTGAACTTGCGCGAGGGGCTGGAGCCTCTGGCCAAGCTGAAGTTTTCAGCAGACGAGGCCTTTGCGTCCATTCCTTCCTACCAGCAGAAAAACGTCACCGACTGGCTTTCCAGCGCAGTGCCTTACCTCAATCAACTTAATTCACTTTGGAACCAAGCCCATGCGTAATCCAACACTCACCCACCTGCGCGAAGCGGTGCGCAATGAAATCACACAGTCCTTTGATAGTTTTGGTTTTGCCAAACCGCGTGACATCGCAAAACTGGTCTGCACAGCCAATCCCGACAGCATTGCCGCCATTGGTGCTCAGTTGGCAGAGAACGCCATCACCGATGTGGCGCGCCGTGAACTCAAAAACAGCACCAAAAGCTGTGAGTCAAGCATGCAAATGCTGCTCCCAGGTGTGCCCGAAGTGATGGCACGCCTACTGCCACCGGCCATCAGCATCCCCAGCGAGGACGACTCAAACGACGAGGGTGTCGTCTATAAGCCTCTGGCCAAGGTCACCTTTGGCGAGCTGGGTGCGCACTTGGACATGCTGACAAGCCAGATTCGGGCCGACATCAGTCGCCACCGGGCTCTGACCGAACTCCATGACATGGCGCTGGCCATGGGTGCAATTGGCGACAGCTGTGTGTTTGATGTCCTTGGTGCTTCAGAGCACCTTGAAGCGGAGGTGGCTTAAATGGCACTCCCCATCATCACTGCTGATCAGCGTCGCGCCCAGCGTCGTGGCGTCAAGATCGTCATTTTGGGCGTTAGTGGCATCGGTAAAACGACCCAGCTCAAATCGCTCGATACCCATTCCACCTTGTTCATTGACTTGGAAGCGGGCGACCTGTCTGTCTCGGACTGGGACGGCGACTGCCTGCGGCCGCGCACTTGGCCCGAGTTTCGCGATCTGGTGGTCTATCTGGCAGGGCCCAACCCGGCGCTGCCCGAGCAGTCACCGTTTTCTCAGGCGCACTTTGACCATGTCTGCTCGTTCTATGGCGACCCGGCCAGCCTGGACAAGTACCAGACCTACTTCTGCGACTCCATCACGGCGCTCTCCAGGCTGTGCTTTAACTGGGCCAAGAGCCAGCCAGCGGCATTTTCTGACCGCACCGGCAAGCCGGATTCACGCGGCGCATACGGACTTTTAGGCCAGGAAATGGTCACGGCGCTCACCCATCTTCAGCACGCTCGTGGCAAAAACGTGGTGTTCGTGGCGATTCTGGACTGCAAGACCGACGACTTTGGCCGCAAGGTGTTTGTGCCTCAGATCGAGGGCAGCGCCACTGCCCTGCAACTGCCCGGCATCGTGGACGAGGTGGTGACGCTGGCTGAAATTAAGGCTGATGACGGTACCTCGTACCGGGCATTTGTCACCCAGACGATCAACCCGTATTCGTTTCCCGCAAAAGACCGCAGCGGTCGTCTTGACCTGCTGGAGCCGCCCGACCTGGGTGCGCTTATCGCCAAGTGCGCTGGCACTGACACCCCTGCACAGCACCCACAAGCCCCAACCATCACTGATTCCAAGGAGTAACTCAAATGAACGACAACAACATGACAGCCAATGCGTGGTCTGATTTCAACGATGCCGAAGCCCAGCAGTCGGGTTTTAACCTGATCCCCAAGGGTGCGCTCGTGCCGGTGCTGATGACACTGAAACCCGGTGGCCACTACGACGCCAGCCAAGGCTGGACGGACGGCTACCCCACCCAGTCATCCAAGACGGGTGCGGTTTATCTGGCTGCTGAGTTTGTCATCACCGGCGGCGAATATGCCAAACGCAAGATGTGGTCGAACATCGGGCTGTACTCGCCCAAGGGTCCAACCTGGACGCAGATGGGCCGAACCTTCGTGCGCGCCGCTTTGAACAGTGCCAGAAACGTCTTGCCGCAGGACAACAGCCCCCAAGCTGCCGCTGCCCGGCGCATCCAAGGCTTTGTTGATCTCGACGGGTTGGAGTTTGTGGTGCGCGTGGACATCGAAAAAGACGACCGTGGTGACGACCGCAACGTCGTCAAGACGGCAGTGGAGCCCGACCACCCGGACTACGCGCGCACCATGGGTGTGCCTTCCAAGTTGGCTCCAAGCACCAACGCGCCAGCCAATTCAGCACCCCAAGCCCCTGCTGCTCAAAGCGCAGCACCGGCACACCAAGCGCCAGCACCGCAGCGCGCGCCTGTCTCCGGCAAACCCGCATGGGCTCAGTAAGGAGCGTCAGCAATGAATGCCTCTTTACCTACACCGCAGGCCTACCACCCGGGCTGCTTCAGTGACGCGTCGCAGTACCAGCAGTGGCGCACCTACGCCATCAAGACCCAAGCTGGTGACAGCGACTACTGCACCGACTGCACGCGTTCCTACCAGCACCAGATGATCAAGCAGTGCCGCTGTACCCATGCCAAAACCCGCTTCTTTGTTGACTGTGACGGCTATACCGAGGGTCGCCGTCCAGTCGAAGAACGTCTTGTCAATTGCAAGAAGAAAGGCAGGCGATGAAATGCTGGGTCTGCTCACGTCAAGCCCGGGGGTACGGTCATACCGACAACCGGCATCGCACAGGACAGGCCCAGCGGTATCCGCTGGACTGGGTCTTTTGTTCCGAGCGCTGTCAAAAGGCGTTTCACGCCATGTACGGCAACTGGGTCAGATTGAAAGACGACCTCGTCGACTCCAAGGGGGTAGCCATGGTCAATCTCTCTGAAGTCGAGCAAAACGCCATGGTCAAGTGCCTCAAGGCCTTCGGCGAAGCTGCCGGGGCTATCGGTTTCACCAAACCACTTGGTGACTATTCCGAATCCGAGGCTTTGAAGGTGATCGACTCCATCGTGACCTGTTTTACGCAGGCCATGGTCGAGCACCATGAAAAGTCCAAGTACCCACCGGTGCGTGGTCTGCCCGAAGTTCCGGATCCGATGGCTAATCCGTTTGCCGACATGGAAAGCGACCTGCCCTGGGAGGACGCCAAATGATGGACTTCAACTCATCATCGAGCGTCAGTGGTCAGATCAGCACGCTGATCGATCTGGGTCTGCAAAAGACCCGCTCCAAGGAGAAATCCCGCCAGTATTTGGGCGCATCCCGTCTGGGCGTGTCGTGCGAGCGCGCACTGCAATACGAGTATGCCCAAGCGCCAGTGGACCCGGGGCGGGAGACGCAGGGCCGGATTCTGCGCATCTTTGAGCGTGGCCACGTCAACGAGGACAGCATGGTTGCATGGCTGCGTGCAGCTGGGTTTGATCTTCGCACGCACAAACCCAATGGCGAGCAGTTTGGGTTCTCAACGGCTGACGGTCGCTTGCAGGGGCACATCGATGGTGTCTTTGTCGGCGGGCCTAAAGGGTTTGCCTATCCAGCGCTTTGGGAAAACAAGTGCCTGGGCTCCAAATCCTGGCGTGATCTTGAGAAAAACAAGCTCGCGGTCTCCAAGCCGGTCTACGCCGCGCAAGTGGCCATTTACCAGGCCTACCTGGAGTTGCACGAAAACCCGGCCATCTTCACGGCGGTCAACGCCGACACGATGGACATCTACGCCGAGTTGGTGCCGTTTGATGCGGCGCTGGCTCAGCGCATGTCCGACCGGGGCGTGAAGGTCATTGCCGCCACTGAAGCAAGTGAACTTCTGCCTCGAGCCTACCTTGATGCCACCCACTTTGAATGCAAGTTTTGCGCGTGGCAAGACCGCTGCTGGAGGACAACCCAATGAACACACCAAAACAAGACTTCCAAATGGATGCCGAGCCCATGATTGATGCCAAGCAGGCCGCGTGCGCGCTGCGGCTGCCCCTGTACTGGTTTGGTGACCCCAAGATGCGTACCAAGCACCGCATTCCGCATTACCTGCTGGGCGGCTTGGTTCGCTTTCGCATGAATGAACTGAGCACTTGGGCTGCCAACAGCAGTGCCACTGGCGACTCCGACACCGATGCCGACCAGTCGGAGGGTGCCAGCCATGATGGACTTTAACGATGTGACACCGGCACCATCACCGTCCAGCGATGGCAACCGCGAAGAAATTCGCGCCAGCTTGCTGCTGCGGCTTGAGTCGGTGCTGATGGACATGTTCCCCGCTGGCAAGGTCAAACGCGGCAAGTTCCTGGTCGGAGACATCCTGGGCAGCCCGGGAGACAGTCTGGAAATTGTGGTTACCGGCGACAAAGCTGGGCTGTGGACAGATCGTGCGACTGGTCAGGGTGGTGACATCTTTGACCTGATTTCTGGACATCTGTCGCTAAATGTCCATTCTGACTTTGCCAAGGTGCTGAGTTTTGCAGCGCAATTGGTCGGCAAAGCACCACCAGAGGCGACTCGCAAACGCAAGGCAGAGCCCGCCATTGACGAACTGGGTCCAGCAACGGCCAAGTGGGAGTATCACGATGGCGAAGGCAAGTTGATCGCCATCGTGTACCGCTATGACCCACCCGGGCAGAAGAAGGAATTCCGGCCATGGGATGTCAAACGCAAGAAGGCAGCACCGCCCGATCCACGGCCACTCTACAACCAGCCTGGCATGCTCAAGTCAGATCGGGTGGTGGTGGTCGAGGGTGAAAAGTGTGCCAAAACCCTGATCGACGCGGGCATCTGCGCCACCACCGCCATGCACGGAGCCAATGCGCCGGTGGATAAAACCGACTGGTCACCGTTGGCGGGCAAAACAGTGCTGATCTGGCCCGACAAGGACAAGCCCGGCTGGACGTATGCAGAAAACGCAGCACAGGCCATTCTTGCAGCCAAGGCCTCCAGTTGCGTCATCCTGTACCCGCCCGAAGGCAAACCCGATGGTTGGGACTGCGCAGACGCGCTGGCCGAGGGCATGGATGTTCACGACATTGTGGCCAACAGCCCTTACATGACCATTCATCTGCCTGACATTGGAACGGCAAAAGCTGCCCAAACAGCGCCGAGTACGAACAGTGATGAGGAGCATACGGTTTGGGGTACCGAAGATGCGCTGGCAGTGAGTTTCACGAGCCGCTACAAAAATGACTGGCGATACGTTGCGGCGTGGGGCAAATGGCTGATGTGGGACGGCCAGCGCTGGCGCAGTGAGGACACTCTGGCCGCATCCGATCTGGTGCGCCACGTCTGTCGTTTCGCATCGCTCAAGTCTGACAACCCAAAACTTGCGGCGAAATTGGCAGCTTCGGGCACCATCAGCGGTGTCGAGCGACTGGCCCGGGCTGATCGCAGGCACGCGGGCACCACGGACGAGTGGGATGCTGACGAGTGGTCAATCAACACACCCGGTGGTGTGGTTGACCTGCGTACCGGCAGGATACGCGCCCATGATCGTGGTGACCGCATGACCAAAATCTGCACCGCCACGATTCAGCCGGGCAGCACCTGTCCCAACTGGATGGCGTTTCTGGCCGATGTGACAGGGGGTGATGCGGCACAAATTCACTACCTCCAGAAGGTGTTCGGCTACTGCATGACTGGCTCCACCCAGGAGCATGCGCTGTTCTTCTTGTATGGCACCGGGGCCAACGGCAAGTCAGTGTTCGTCAACACCATCTTCACGCTGATGGGTGACTATGCGGCCAACGCGCCCATGGACACGTTCATGGAATCGCGCGGTGACCGCCATCCAACCGATCTGGCCGGGCTGCGCGGTGCGCGCTTTGTGGGTGCGACCGAGACTGAGCAAGGGCGGCGCTGGAACGAATCCAAGATCAAGGAGATCACCGGTGGCGACCGGGTCTCGGCGCGCTTCATGCGCCAGGACTTCTTCACCTACCTGCCGCAGTTCAAGCTGGTCATCGCGGGTAACCACAAACCGGCCATTCGCAACATCGATGAGGCCATGCGCAGGCGTTTGCACCTGATCCCGTTCACGATCACAGTGCCGCCAGAAAAACGTGACAAGCAGCTCCAGGCCAAGCTACTGGTCGAGCGCAATGCGATCTTTGAGTGGGGTGTTCAGGGTTGTCTGGCCTGGCAACGCGAAGGGCTGATTGCGCCCGAGAGTGTGGTCAGTGCGACCAAGGAGTATTTCGAGTCGGAAGATGCCCTGGGGCGATGGCTGGAGGAACGCTGTGTGCGTGTCAACAGTGCCAGATCACTCACCACCGAGTTGTTTGCCGATTGGAAGCAGTGGGCAGAGGCAGCTGGTGAGTTTGTTGGCTCCCAGCGCCGGTTTTCCGACCTGCTGCTCACACGCGGATTGGAAAAGTGGCGCAACTCAGCAGGTGTACGCGGCTATCAGGGCGTGGGCTTGGCCCAGCAGTCACGTCCCAATTACACCCCTTACGCGGACAACTGACGCATATGACGCAGCAAAAGACCAATCAAAAGCAAGCCCTGGCAACAGTGCCTCACGCATTCAAAAAATGTGTCGGCTGTGTCGTTCGGACATCAATCCGACGTAGTCGGCGCAGCCAACGGTTAGTTTCTTACGCGGGCGCGTGACGCGCAGGTTATGGAAGTCAACCCTGAGATGTGTCGACTACGTCGGAATGGAAAAACCGACCCGAATTGCACCTTCGATGCGCCAGCCCAACAACGCTGTGCGCCTTACCCAACGACAGGAATTGAAATGAAAAATATTGAAAATGCATTTGTGACTGACACGCGAACTGCTCGCGATATGCAGCAGTGGCTCGCAGCCAACTGCGATCTGGACGACCGCGCAACAACCCGGTTCTCTGAACTGCACGCAGATTGGCTGACCTGGAGCGCTGCCAACGATTGCTTTGCCTCGTCTGCGCGCTGTCTGTCACTGGCATTAGGCCACCTTGGATTGCAGCGCTGCGTGGTGAGTTCGGGCAACGCTCGCGCCTATCGTGGCATCTCGCTCAAGACCGGAGGTGCGAAATGAGCAGCACCATTCTTACCCTGGACTTGGGCACAACCACTGGCTGGGCATTGCGACCTCAGAACGGTCAAACCGCGCACGGCTTTGTCAGCTTCAAGTCCCAGCGTTTCGAAGGCGGTGGCATGCGTTACCTGCGCTTCAAACACTGGCTGGCAGAACTCAAGAACATCACGGGCGAGATCAACGCCGTCTACTTCGAGGAGGTACGCCGCCACGTTGGAGTCGATGCCGCCCACGTCTACGGCGGCTTGATGGCCACACTCACCACCTGGTGCGAGCACCACCGCATCCCGTACCAGGGCGTGCCAGTGGGCACGATCAAGAAGCACGCAACCTGCAAAGGCAACGCTGGCAAAGCAGATGTCATTGCTGCCATGCGTGCCCTTGGTCACCCCGTCACTGACGACAACGAGGCTGATGCCCTGGCCATCCTGCACTGGGCACTCGACACGCAGGAGGTGTGACGTGAAGGTTTCCACCCACCACTACCAGTGCCCCCTCGGGCGCTTGCAGCCAACCGTCACAGACCTGGACGCCGTCAAGGAGCGAGGCTGGCGTGACCAGAGCATCCTGGTCGTCAACGCTGAAGACAAGCGGCTGGACTACCTCGAGCGTGAACTGGTACGACGCATCGGCGAGCGTTTGTATGGCACACCAAGGACACGTCATGGCTGAGCGCAACACACCTTGGACACCTGATGACGTGGCCAACCGCTTCGAGGACGCTGCGGTCACGGCAAGGCGACTGCCCTCGGCCAATGTTCAGGGCTACTTCAACG